CTAGGCACACTGGATCCCCCCGCTCCTGGCAAACTTGAAAAACAGGTGGGCGTTGTGGTGTAGCAGCTCCTCAAAAAAGGCAATTTCCTCATCGGAATACCCTTCCCGGAATTTCCACTTATGCTCAGGCAGCACACACCGGGCAGAGTCAAAACCTTGGTGAGTGGGACGCTCAAAGTGGACTTCGACATGGTCGCCGTCCTCCCGCTCGATGATCTGAGAATGGACGGCTTCCGTCTTGTCCTCAAGCTTCATATAAGGGTACATCATAGGAATCGCTTTTTTAAGGGTAGTATAGCAGATGTGATTTCCTTTTACAAGGCAAAATCCTTGTCGTTTCCTACGGCTTGTGGTAGGGTATTCCAGGCAAAGGGACGGTTCTCCTGCCGGATAGGGCTCGACAGTGAAAACCGTCCCTCCGTCTGCCTCCGTCTGAAAAGGAAGGACCTCGGCAATTGCCGAGGTCCTTTTGTCTTAGTCTTTTCTCTTTTTTACGTCGGCCTCAGAGCCCTCGACCACTTCAAAGACTTCGGGCGGGAATAAATAGGACTCGTCAAGCTCGGTCATGATACGGTACCAGCCTTTTTCAATGGACAAAACCTCATAAGCTTTATCCTTCTCAATAGCCGGCGTATCCCGAGCAATATATTTTACCTTCAATCCAACCACTCCTTTACAAAAAAGTCAAATTTGCCAATTCCGTCACATTGCGACCAATGAACTTCTGCACGTCGATCGCCGTCAGGTGTAGATAAAACACCAAACCCTTTTGCGTGTTGCCAGTCTTCAGGTTTACCGCCATAAAGGTCGGCATATTGGGCTGCGCGTCTGTACGTTGTGCGTCTACCCTTACCCGCAAAAACTTCAACATTTTGAATCTTGGTTCCTTCGGCGAAGTGATACACTTCTCCAGTCACAAGGTCCATAACATCGTAGTTAACCGCCTTGGCACCAAGAGACCTGCCTATGCCAATTGTACCACGTTTGGGCTCGTCCGTAAAGGGGGATTCGCCGCCTTCTGTGGGGGTATCCGCTTCCGCCAACGCTGTCTCCCCACCCTGCCCGCGGGCGATCTTATCCAGCATGGCCTTGATATCCTCATCAGAGAGTGAAGCCAGGGGAGTGGTGGGGTCTTGGGTCATTTCCCGGGCCAGGCGGGAGAGAATTTCCTGGGCGCTTTGTTGGACAGGGCGCGAGGAGATCTCCGGGACCAGTCCGTCCGGGCCGAGGTCTTCTGTGCGGGAAGAGACCATCTCCACCGCCAGCTGGTGAAGAACCTCCAGGTCGGAAATTTTCCCTGCGGGTGTGGCGGCCTGAATGTTGACAGAGGCGGGAGGTTGGGGTATACTTCTTTTAGGAATAGGCATCCTCTCTGAACCACGCTGGGTCTCATGTAGTCCAGATTTAGGAGGGGTATTGCCTACTCCCAGAGTAGGGCCATCCTCCGAGTGCAAGATGGACGCACGCCGTCCATATGTAGAAGGCGTGGCACCTACTCTTTCTATTGTCAAGATTTCTTCTGGAGAGAAGTAATAGAGCACATTATCCGCACCCTTGCCAGGTTTTTCTTCCACCAGGCGCACCCGCATTTTTACCTCGTAGGGTGCTCCTTCAATGTATACAGTGGTCTTTAGGTAGTCGTAGCCAGCAATTTGTGCTCTGCCGTCTCTGTCTCCTTTGCTCTCAAACCAGACTCCGTTGTTGGCAATTCGCTCTAGGTTGTCCATTACCAGAATGCTTTCAACTGAGATATCTCCCCCACCAGATGGATGTAGCATTTTCTTCAGCGTGGTAGGGGTTATTTTTAGAATATACTCGTTTCCATCCCTCATAACGTTGCTTGCGGGGATATAAGCCGCGCTGTTTTGATCCAGCCCCAGTCGTGTCCGGGCCCGCTTGATGGCGTCGCTTCGCAAGGCGTTGCCTGCGGTGGGGAGCGTGTCTCCCACGCCGGGGATATTCTGAAGGGATAGGTTAATGATGGGTACGGTGGGCATTTCCACATTCCGCGGCTTATTCAGACGGTATTCTCCGGGCGTTTTTGTGCCCCCTGCAGGGTTTTGGAACGCAGGGCTATCCATGCCCATGTCGGCGTACAAACGCGAATCCACGCCAGTCCCCGTACCGTTCTCGGCGGTCCGGCCCGCTTTGTTCATGCTGATATCCGTGGTGACGATTTTCGGCCCCTCCAGCACGCCCACGGACAACGCGGAGAGAAGCGCGGCATACGCTGCGTCCTCGGTGAAAAGCTTAAACTCGTTGTTCTCTCCCAGCGCCAGGTTTCGAAAGACGGGCGTTAGAATCTCCTGAAGGCATTCCTCCGTCATTTCCCCCGCCGCCGCCACGGCATATTTCGCGGGAATGCGCAGCGCCGCGCGCTGAATGTTGTTCAGGGCGCTTTGCACCGCCTCGGAGTTGGGCAGTTTTCCGCCCAGGCTGGAAATGCCGCTCAAGGCATATTGTAGCCCAGCCTCGCTGGCCCCGGCTAAAATGCCGTAGGCTCTGGCCTCCCCCTTGCTGTAGCCCTGGGCCAGGGCTTCGCCGTAGGCATTGCCGCCGGCGGAAAGGAATGTCACGCCCGCTGCCGCCGCAGGGCCGCCCACGACGCCCGCCCCGATGGAGGGCGCCATGTTTCCGGTCGTGACTGCAAGATCAAAGCCGATCTGTCCCAGGCTACTGCCCAGAATCTTGGGTCCCGCACCGTCCAGGTCTTCCCGGACATATCCCGCGCCGTATTGCAATTCGCTGGCAGGAATAGGCGTGTCGGAGAAATTCTGCGCGATCCCGGTGACCGCCCGGTCAAAGCCGGACGCAAGGCCGTAGCCCACTGTAGCCACCGGGCGAAGAGGACCGGAGTTTTTCACGAGGTCTGCCTGCTCGCGCCCTCTGCGCGCCTTCATGGGGTCCATCATGAACGACAGATACTCAAAGGCGTGGCTTGTTCCGCGTTCTGCGTCCTTTGCCAAAAGGTAGTTATAGATCCGCGCTTCCTCGTCGGTTAGCTTGTCATAGATGGACTTGGTCGGGCTGGATTCCTGTGTTTTCGGGAACAGCTTCTCCATTACCTCTAAACCGATAACCGCCCCGTCTCCGGACCGTTTGACGGGCATTACGACATTGTTTTTCATCCCCCCGCCCCGGGCGGCATACACCTGAAAGTCATCCCGGGTGGGAAGCAGGGAATACTGCACCAACTTTGCGGACTCGATGTCCTGATTCAGCGCCGCAAGCTCGTCGTCGATCTTTTTTCTTGTCTCCCATGCGGCGTTGGCATCTGCCAGATATGCTTCGTTTGCCGCCTCCGCGCTTTCGTATATGCCATCCCAATAGGTGTACTTAGGGTCCGCATCCACGGCGGTCTGCGCCGTCTTTGCATCCTTGGCGGCGGCTTTCAGCTCCGCCGCTCTCTTCTCCGCCGCGCCGATGTCCAGCTGCGCAAGGCGCTGGGTTTTCGCGGCCTGCTTTTGCGCAGCCATCGCTTTTTGATACCCCATCGCCATGTCAAACGCTTGGTGTTCCGACTCGGTCTTTTGAACCGTGGGCTTCGGCGTGAAGGTTTGTGCCTTTTGGGGCGTTACCGGGGCCGCACTCTGTTCCCGTTCCTGCTTTGCCTGCAGTCCCGCGGCGTAGGGAGTGGGCGGAGTGTAGGTCCCGCCCGTCAGATAGGGCGGGAGGGGAGACCGGGGGGCGGAGTTGGCCTCGCTATTCCCCTGCCCGCCGGACAACGCCGTCTGCGGACTCCCCAACTTCACCAGCCTCGTGGCGTTTATAAATCGTTCTCTTGAAGTGGCGGGGGACTCAACAAGACTTTGGCCGGTTCGGCCCGCCTTTACGAGCTTGGTGGCGTTCATGAAGCGCTCTCTTGCCGTAGACATCTATCATCACTCCAATTCGTAGCCGTATTGTTCAAACAGCTTTTCCAGCTCGTTAAATGCATCGTCGGAAAGAACGCTCTCGTTTTTTTTGATCAAGGCCACCGCCGTGGCCTGGCTTCCGTTACGCAGCATATTGGTGACCTGACCCTTGAAGCTACTATAGGTGGAAGGGGTCATTTCTTCTTTGGGCTCTCTCGGTTTAGGCGGCGTTGGTGTATCCTCGGTTCTCCTGTAGGCATCTTTGCCATAATTGGCGATCTGCTTACGGGTGAGGTCGATGCCCAGCTGTTTGGAGATCAGATCCAGGTCCGCGTCACGCTTGGCGTAGTCCCGGTCCTCGCTCCACAGCGCCCCCAGGGCGGCGGCGTCCTCGGGGGACAGGCCCAAAAAGCCGTAGCCGGAGTAGTTGCCGCCGGAGGCCAGAAGGTCGGCCAGGGCCTTGTCCCGGGCCTCCTGGTCCTGCCGCTCCTTATAGGCCCACTCACGGCCCACATCGGCCCGCTTGTCGGCGTACTCCTGCTCATACCGCTGGTCTGACAACGCGTCCCGGCCGCGGTTATAGAGGGTGTTGTCCACGTCCAGGGCATAGGCCTGGTCGCTCTGGAACGGGCTGAGCACGGTAGCCTGCCAGCGGGCGGCGTCCGAGCTGTCCAGGCTGTCGTACATCTGGAGGTCGGAGCGAAGCTGATTGCCCTCGTTCATGTACATCTGGTAGGCCAGTTGGCGAAGCTCGGGCACCTTGTCCGCCAGCTGGGCCATGGTGGCGTTGTAGCTCTGCTGGCCTGCCGTCTGGGCGAAGGAGGACGCCAAGCCCCCCGTCCGGGCCATGACTTGTCCCATGGTGTCCTGCATGGACTTGCTGGCCCCGCGCTCATACTGGGCCTTATACTGCTGATACGCGGGGTCCTTCTCCGGGTCGTAGGAGAAGGGCTGGCGGTTTTGGAGCTGGGACAGGGTGTCCGCGCGCTCCTTCTCATAGGCCGGCGTCCACCGCGGGGAGCTCATATGTGTGCCGCTCATATGGGCGCCGCTCTCGGAGGCAAACTGATTATACGCCCCGCCGTTGGCGCCACCGGAATATCCCGCCTGGGCGCGGATGGCCTCGGCCCGCTGGTGGGCGGAGTCCATGCCCACTCGGTCTCCCGCCTCGCTGGCCTTCTGCCAGTCGAGCTTTGCCTGACTGATCCCCGCCTGCTTGTCTGCGCTCAAAAGCAGCTGGTCCGCGCCAACGTCAGTAGCATCGGTGTATTCTCTGTAAGGGTCCTTATACGTCTTTGCCATTCTTTCCTTCCTCCAATCGTTTTTCCAGCTGCCGGAAGCCGTAATCCATCTGCTCCTGCAGGTAGTTGATGTGCCGCTCTATCTGGTCCATCCAGGCGTGCAGGTCCTCTTGGTTGGTGTGGCCCAGCTGCTTGTCAAATAGGTTCATGTCATGCCTCCCTTACCATACTGACCCCACGGTAAATTCCCGCACCATGCTCTGGAGCAAGAACCTGCCCTCGCCCCGCAGCCGCACCTGAAAGCTGTCGCACCGCCCTGGGCGGATGGGAACCACCTGGGTGACGGGGCCGGGGGCGTGGGCCGTCCACACGGTCTGGAAGGGCCCGTTGTCCGCGGCCACGTCCACCTCCGCCCAGGCCCCCTCCTCCAGCTCCAGCCGCAGCAAAAGCCGGGAGTAGCCCTTCTTGTTGTGCACCGTCTCGGTAAAGGGCGCGAAGGTGGCCGACCAGGGGATGGGCTTCCCCTCCGCTCCGTCCGCCTCCCCGCTGTGACAGAAGATGCCCTCGGGAGTGAGGGAATAGAGCACCCCGTCCAGATTGGCGAAGGCCAGCGTCTGCTCCTCGCTCTCCTTGAGCCAAAGGCCCGTGTCCGTGCCGAAGCTCAGGGTCTCCCATGTTCCCGTGTCCGCGCGCTTCATGGAGATGAGGTATCTGGGTACATGCGTGCGGTGATAGTCCTTCCGAAAATCGTCCATGGCGGTGCGGAGCAATGCCGCGTCTACGGTATATGTCTCCATCTCCTGACTGGCCAGATCGACCTTGCTGGCCACATAGTAGACGTACATCTCCTCATAAGGCCCGCTGCCCGACAGGACGGTCTCCCGTCCTGTCGGCTTCGGCGCTGTTTCCTCGCCCTCCTCCCCTTCGGGCGGCGGCGTGCTCTGAACGTACCGAGGATAAAACTCGTGCTCTAACTGCCGCTCCAGCTCCAAGCACCACGCCACCTTTTCCCCCTCACTGATGGCGTTGGGCCGCAGAAGGTCGGCCTTGACGATACACTCTCCCGCCGTCATGCGTCTCTCCCCACCATCTCCAGCCGGAGCTTGTCCAGCGCCGCCGCGGCGCCCAGGTTCATGGCCCCGGCGACCAGGTTGACCTCATGTACCCCATCGCCCTTGACGATCCCCGCGTCCATGAGCCGCCGCGCCACCGGCCGCGCCCACTCGGGTAGCTCCTCTACCTTGTGGTAGCTTGCCGGGTACACCGCCCGGATCGTCTCGGCCAGCGCCTCCTCCAGCGGCTTCACCGCCTTGTCCACGGCCTTGTCCACCATGGTCTGAATTTCCTTCTCGGTCATCTCGTGTTCCTCCTTTACGCTCTCATAGTCGGGCCGCGCCACCGCCATGATACAGCTCCACCGGCGCGTCCGCCGCATCACCGCCCCGCCGTTGTCCTGGCTGGTCACCGACGTGTTCCCCTCGATGGCCACGATGCCCGTGGACGTGCGCTTCTCCACGATGCCCACATGGTCGGCGTAAGCGTCCTTGTCAAACTGATAAAACACGATGTCCCCCGGCTTGGCCTCCTTGGCAGGGATCAACCTCCCCTTGGACTTGAACCAGTTCATCAGGGTGGTGCAGCCCCCCGTCTTGCGCAGTAGCTGAAGTTGCCCCGCCATGTAAAACACCCAGCACACAAAGGCACAGCACCAGGGGTAGCTCGCCCCCGACACCTCCCGGCCATAGAACCAGGTGTTGTACTTCACCTTGTTGCTCCCGGCAGGCAGCTCGGTCACCCCGATCTCCTTCCCGGCGATGTCCACCACCCGTTCAGCCGCAGTCATCGCCCGTCACCGTCCTTGCGGGTAAAGAAATACGTAATGATCGCCCCGTAGCTGGTGCAGAACAGGGCCAGCACGTCCTGCCCTGGATTCACCCCCGAGAGCAGCAGCGCCGCCATGCACGCCGTCATCACCAGCGTTACGATGCTTTTCACCGATAACAGTTTCTCCACGATCTGCTTCATTTGTCTTCTCTCCTTCCCATAGGAGCCGGTGTCCTCACCGGCCCACCTTTGCCCTTGACCTTCGTAGTGGCGGGTTCCAAACCCGCCCGCCGATCCTACGCCTCACGGCTTATGATACGCCTCCAGCCCCTCCACCCGTCGGTCCATACCGTTGAGCCGTTCCTCCACCACCGGCATTCGCTTGGCAAAGTTATTGTGCTCCCGCACCTCCCGGGTCAGCTCTTCCAGCTTCGCCTCCGTCACCGCCTGAGACTTGCTGTTGGCGATGAGCACCCCGCACAGCGTCAACCCCCCGCTCACCAGCGCCACAATGATCGCTTCCACTATGTATCTCCTTTCCCGGCCTCATAAGCCGCCACCTCATTCTCCAAATTAGGGTTAAGCTGCAGGAACCAACCGTCCTCCCGGACATAGTTTGGATCGCAGCTCCCACGGGCCATTTTCGCCTGCCACTCGGCGTAGCTTTTGGTAAAATAGTGATCCACCACGATCTTTTCGGCGGGCAGCTCTCCACCCCCCTGGCGCACTCGCTCATGGTTCTCATTGACTACCCACAGAGAGTATTGCGTAGCGATGGGACCATGGGCGCCCATAGTGTCGATCCTGTTGGGACGCACAATGCTCTTACATTGGGTCATACCGCTGGGATATTCACACACCTCCGAGAATCTATTGCGCACCGGGCCTCCGGTGTCCTCCATCTGCCCGTTGGCGTTGTAGACCACCCACTTGGCCAGCACCGCATCCGCCTCCGGGTAGTCCTCCAAAAAGTCCCGGAGAGTGGAGCCGTCCACCACCCGGAGGAATTCGTCGGCGTCGATGAATGCCATCCACTCCGAATCACTCCCGAACTGTTTCAGGCAGTCGGCATAGGCTTCAAACTGAGCGTGACCTCGCGGCGGCGGGAAGTCCACTACCGTCACCATATCGGCGTATTCCGCCGGGACACTCTCTGCCACGGGGACGGCGGAGCCGTTGTCATAGATGTAAAAGTGCTCCACGCCCTGTGCGACATGCCACGCCAGCCACTCGGGCAAATATCTGCCCTCGTCCTTGATGAGCAGGCAGGCTGCTACATTGTATTGCTTGTCCATCATGCCACCTCCAGACACAGAAATATGCTACTGGAACCGGTACCCGATAGAAAACTCAAGTAACTCCCCCACATCTTTTGGGTGAGGCGAAAAACAATCGATCCATCCGATTGGACGGACCCGCTTATGCTTTCAGAAAAATATCCGCTGTACAGTTGTATGCCAAAAGAACTATAGAGAGCAGTAAATGCAAAGCCTACAGGCGGAACGATACAGACCTCCGCTGCCCCATCAGACGGGATATCAATCCCGTAATTAGGGAACATAAAAACGCTTTGCCCTTCCGGTCCGGTATAATCTGTGTAATGCGCCAGCACAACATTTTTGCTGCTCAGTGTCTCGCTGTCCCGCATGACCTTCACAGTCGCGATTTTGCTTAGGTGAGCTTCCAGAAGCGCTTTTACCTCATCCACATACTTTTTGTTGGCAGCACTATCAAAGGACTCTGGATCAGCGATTCCAGATATCTGCACAGGGTCATAGCTGACCGGAGATGCTCCTTGAAACTGAATAGCACCTCCCATAATTCTAAATGTAACCGCTCCATCCTGAGACAATGTGGTCAATGGCTCACCAGAGTTACACAGTTGTAGGCTGTCAACCTCGCCACCGCTTTGCGGCAGCCACGGCCCGCTTGCCAAGATGGCGTTGAACTCAGCTTCTGTCCCCGTGTAGCCGCCCTCAACTGCTTGCTGATAAGCGCTTTTTCCGTCTCCGGCAGGGCCCTGGGGTCCTTGTGGTCCAGCAGGGCCTACATGTCCAGTATCTCCTTTTGGTCCTGGCGCGCCATCTGCTCCCGGAACTCCCTGTTCCCCTCTCGGTCCAACAGCTCCCTGCGGGATAGAAAGCTTGAGATTGACCACTCCCTCTTCGGAAATGGTCTTTTCCACCGAGGCAGGGGTTTCGGCGGAGACTGTCTCCGTCTCCACGGTCATGTCCTCGATCCGCTGAGCGGCTTTTCGGGCGTCGGCGGCGCTTTGCCCTGCCATTTCTGCGGCTTCACCCGCTTCATCCCTGGCCAGATGCGCACCGTCGTTGTACCGCATTGCCCCTTCCATATAGCCGCAAGCCTGACCACTGGCTGCTTCTGCGGTTCGGGCAGCCGCCTGCGCCGCCTCCACCTGCGCGCCCACTGCGCCCTGCCGGGCGGCCTCCGCCTCCTCCCGCTCCTTCTCGGCATTCTGCCGCAGGGTCTCCTGCCGCTTGCGCTCGGTTTCGTTTTCCCCGCGCACCACCTCGGCCTCTTGGCGCTTCAGTTCCTTGCTGTCTCTGGACATCTCTGCCTTGGACCGCGCCGTTTCCGCCTCGGCCCGGTCTATTTCGTCAGCCAACCGCGCCGCCTCATTCGCCGTCCGGGTGTTCTCGTTTTCCGCCCGCAGTGCTTCAGCCTCCCGGCGCACGTTCTCTTCCTCGGTCCTCTCGTCCTCTGCGGAAAGGACTGACTGAAGCTGCCCCAGCAGCTCGTCCACCTGCCCCTGCATCTGCTCCATATCGGTGGGAGAGGTAACGGCGCCCCCGGCCACGGCGGCGCGCACAGGCGTCCTGGCAACGTCGAAGGTCTGGGTCACGGTAGGCTGGGGCGTCCAAATGATGTCAGCCATGATTTCCCTCCGAAGGTGTGGGCATCTTGGCCGGAGGCAGCTCTACCACCCCTGTCACACCCTTGTCCCTGTTAGATCCCTCCGCCTCCTTGCCCCACCGCACAGGCACACGGTTGGACAAGTAGTACATAATAGAGGTCAGGTGGGGCGGCACGTCCTTGGTGACCGTCTTGGTCAATACGTGGATGTTGCCGTCCCGGTCCAGCTTTTCCTCCTGGGTGACCTCATCAAACTGATAGCCGACGGCCCGCTTCAAAAGTGCCGCCTCCACGACCTGCTCCGGCCGCTCCCGGCCTGCGCTCACCGCGTCGCACAAAGGAACATATTCCTTCTCGCCCGCGCGGCCTTTCTTGATCCAGCTCCGCAGGGTAGTGGTGCTTACTCCAAGTCTTGCGGCGATCTCCTTGAGCCCCGCTCCCGCTCTGGCCCAGTCCAAAACCTCCACCAGCCGTGGCAACACATAGGTCGTGTACTTATCCTTCACCCTATCGCCTCCTTTCACCTTCGTTTGTTGCTCTACGCAACTCACGATGAAAAATTTTGCAGCCAAAGCTGCTTTCTACACAATTCCAACAGGATAAAGTAGTCTCCCACCTCGCGTCTGTTGCTCTGCGCAACAAATGGTACCACAGGTTTCCTCCGTTGTCAATAGCACAGCGCAAAATTTTTTAAATTTTTTTGTTTCTCTATTGCGCAACGCAAATTCTTGTGTTATCATACCCTTGAAAAGAGGTGTCTCCCATGACCAATCTTGAGCTCGGGCAACGACTGGAGTCGCGGCGCACGGCGCTGGGGCTCACCCTGGACGATGTCGCCCTGCGCGTGGGCGTGGCAAAATCCACCATTCAGCGCTATGAAAAGGGAAAGATCGAAAAGCTGAAGCTTCCGGTCATCGACGCCATTGCGGCGGCGCTGGATACGGACCCGGCCTGGCTGCTGGGAAAAACAGAGACCGTGGGTCCCTATGCGCCGCCCCCCGCCGTACAGATCGTCCGCGTCCCCGTGCTGGGCCTGGTCCCGGCCGGGATCCCCATCGAGGCCATCGAGGACATCGTGGACTGGGAGGAGATCCCCGCCGCCATGTGCAGCGGGGAGCGGCAGTATTTCGGCCTGCGGGTCAAGGGGGACAGCATGTACCCTGAGTATCTGGACGGCGACACCATCATCGTCCGCAAAACCCCTGTCTTTGAAAGCGGGGATGTCTGCGTGGTCTATGTCAACGGCTTTGACGCCACCCTGAAGCGGGTCAAGGTGGACGAAAGCGGGGCCTGGACCCTATTCCCCCGCAACCCGGAATATCCCCCCAAGACCTATTCCGCCGAGGAGGTCCGCACCGTCCCGCTGTCCATCGCCGGGGTGGTGGTAGAGCTGCGCCGCAAGGTCAAAGGATGA